CCTCGGGTCTTTGCCTTGAAGAATCAGTTTGAACCCCAGAATCTCCTCTACTAGTGTTCATTGGAGAAGTTGGGGGTGGTGTATTTCCTGTGTGATATGCCATTATGTTTTAACTACTTTAAAGTAATAATTGTCATCATAAACTTGGATACCATCATTATTTTCATGTTTGAATAATAATTTATAGTATCTTTCTTCTTGTAAACCGTTCATATATATTTTAAAGTGCATTCCTTCTGCGTCAGCGCTTAATTTTGAAGTTTCCCCAAAGGGAATTAATACTTCTTCAGTAGCATAGTCAACTAAAGAATAAAATGATCTACTAGTAAAATAATTAACGTCTAAGAAATTTGAAGTAGTAGTAAATTTTCTTGTAGGGTATAAATCTCTTACGTTAAGTCTAAATTTATATTCTTCAGAAGTTCTAAATTTTTCTTTATTATTTCTTAAAGTAACATAACATTCTCCTGTAGATTTAATTTTATCACTAGTAGCTACACTAGTATCATATTCTGAGTCATCCCAAGATATATCTAAAAATGGGGGAAATATAGTGTGGGTATCCATAGAGAAATAGTTTAATTTTCCATCATCTATAGCTGTGTGTTCTTGTGAATCACTTCTTTTAATTAAAAATCCATTATTAACTATACCATTAGGATAAGTATCAGAAAATAAACTATTACTTACATGTTTTAAAATAGGTTTAGTTATATTTAAGGATAAATCTAAATCGTCATTATACCCATATGATCTAGTTATTTCAAAGCCACTGCCTGTATACCAATTACCTCCACCTGGGGAAGCATCTATAAAACTACCTGTAACTCCAGTTGAAAAACTAGAAGTTAACCATTTGATACCTAGGGGATCATTTGATATTGCATCTGGGCTTCCATTTCTATATAACCAAGAACAACCATCGGATATGGTGGGTATATTAGTAAATCTACCAGTTCCGTTGACCCACGATCCGGATAGAGGATAAATTTCTATATTTTGATTTACGCTTAATTCTCTATGTTCAGTTTGAAATAATTTTAAACTAGCACTAAAAAAACCAGTTTTTGCTATATTTTGTACAACGTTATCTATTTCAGACTGTTTAAACTGCATTAATATTCTACTTGGGTAAAAATTTAAATCAGTATTAGACTGTTCATCTTGAAGGGTTAAAACTTCATCAATACCAGTATTTAATATTGCCCTAGTAGGGTGGGAAAATATTGTTGTATCTTGTTCGGGAAAAATAAAATAATGTGCCATATTATTAAATAGTTACTCTACCAATAATATCAGTAGTAGGATATTTGAGTTCAAAAATACTAGGATCTAGTGAAGGATATATAATATTATTTTGAGTAGCAGCATCAAAATCATATTTAAATTTAGAATAACCCGAAGCTACACCAAATTTATTTTCAAAAGTAATATTATTTACATTTTGTACTCCATTTATATTATATAATCTTCCTGTTACATCACCTATATTAATAGGTTGATTAATTTGCCAATTATCTATATTAAAAAAGCTTCTAAGATTATTAATGCAACTTAATAATACTCTATCATTTGAATAACCCGATCTTACTGTAATATCAAATTCTACTTTAAAATTAATAATAGATGCCTCTTTGATATTAATAGAATCAGTAAGCATTCTATATTGCTCTAAGTAAGTAGCTAAATTTATTTTAGCAGCTTCTGAAAGAGGGCTTAAATTTCTTCGAGTATTTAATCCTAAAGTATATAAATTTAGTGCGTTTGGGTTAGATATTCTTTTATTAGTATCTAAAGATATTTGAGTATCTTGTAGTATATAAGCTTTAGCTACTTTTCCAAATTGGGGAGGCATAGCTAATGCTCTAAACATATAATCTTCTCTAGTAACAGTTCGTTGTTGAGCCGAAAAATTAGATATTGCATTTAACCTTATATCTTGTAAACTATCACCTGGCCCACCTCCAGTAGCAGGTTGGGGGTTATTACTTGTTATTGTATTTTTAATAGTATTTAATAATCCACTATTTAAATTTCCTTTTCGAGGTACGACTGTTATAGAGTTTACTCTATTAATAGTATTAGCATTTTGATTAGAATTAATTCCTCCTCCCACTAAATATGTTACAGTTAGTGTAGTATTTGAAGGTACTTCCCCATAAGCTTTAGTATATAAAAAGTTTGAGGGATCGTACGCTTTATCTAGTAACGATCTTCCATCTTTTATACCTAAACCTATATTATCCGGATTAGGTATTATAGTAGTATCATCTCCACTAGTAGACCCAGCCCCAAAATAAATTTCTAATTTTTGGTTTGATATAAATCTTGTAGCAAATCTTTTAGAAACTTTTTTAGTTCTTAATAAAAATGGTACTTGTGTATCATATTGGGGTAAATTAGGATCATTAGCTGCAATATTAGGGACTTCTTCAAATACCGTTTCCTGGGCTAGATAAGGAACTTCTGTATATTCATTCCCATCTGAATCAATAATTGATTGAATTCCTATTATATTAGAATCATCTAAAGATAATGTTTTAAATCTTTCAGCATTACTAATAGCAAAAGATGTGGTTTTAATTTCAGCACTTATTGCTCTAACTTTCTTTTTAAGAAGATAAGTATCTGGTTGAGTACCACCAGGTTGAATAGCATATACAGTTTGTTCTGTTGGATCAAAGGATGAACTAAAAGCAAAATTTACATCATTTTGGATTAAAAAACTTACTCCACTATTATTATTTGGCAAAAATGATGAATTTTTTCTTATTCTTAATGCATAATCATAGTCAGGTTCCCCATTATCTTTTGAAGGTATTTGTTGGAAAATATCTAAATCTACAGAAGAAGGGTTTGTTATTGCTGGAATATATCCTAAAGTATACGCTAAGGCATATATATTTTCTCTTTCCTGAGCATACTGTAAAAATGTTTCTTGGATTTGAGCATCTGTATAAAATGACAGCACATCACCAATATAAGATGCCATTTCAATGAACATAGTTCCTGGACTACCCTCAGTAAAATCATTAACTGTATCCGGATAATATATTTCCGCTAAGTTAATTAATGCATCCTTAAAATCATTAAAATCTTTATTAAGATAATTTATGGTTTTATCTCCAGTATTGCCTTGTGTATATGCCATTAGTAATTAGATTCAAAGTCGTTATTAGTAAAACTTAAAGTTACTGAGTCTTCCTCATCATTATTTACTAACGAGTAATTAACTGTAACAAATAATTTATGGCCCTGAAGGCCTCCATCTTTTAAAGATATATTTTGTATTTTTATTTCAGGTACATATTGATTTACTTGTGGTATTATATAATTTCGTAAATCACTACCTGCTATTTCAGTCTGCTGTTCAAATAGTCTGTTTTTTAAACCCGCTCCAAATAAAGGTTGGTTTAATCTTTCTCCGGGTGAAGTTAATAATACGTTTAATAATTTAGATTTAACGTGGTCTTTAGTAGTATAATCTAAAGTAAATACTCTTTTTTTATTAAAAGGTAAACGGATCCCAACCGCAGACTTATTAGATATGTCTACTGGATTTATTCTTATAGGTTTGCGGAGTGATATTGCCATCAGGGTCTAAAATGTTCTTTTTTCTTATCCATAGCATTCATAAGAGCACTATAGTCTTTATTTATAAACTGGTTAACGGGGTCATTAGCGTTAAATACTTCTTCAGCAGAAGGGGAAATTGCTGTTTCATTTAATAATGAATCTAATGTTCCATTACCCGTATTAAAAGTAGGCATTTGTTGTTGGATTTTTTGTCTAAATTCTTCTTTAGTTGCCTTATCTTCTTTTATTATGGGTTTATTACCAGATAATTCTTCTTTTAATAATGCTATTTCACGTCTTAATGCATAATCGATTTCTTCTCTTACAACTTTTCTAATAATTTTTTCAAATGTATTTAATTTCATTTCTATTAGTTTTTAATAAATATTAATTTTTAAACCCTTTATACGCTAGGCTAGTACTACCTTCATTTCCCTCACCTGTTCCATAAGTATTTGCTAATACTGTGCTAGTTGGGTCTTCTTTTTCTGCATCTCCTCTACTAGGTTGTCTTTCAAAATATCCTGAAATATTACTTCTGTCTAATCCTAGATTATCTAAATCATCTTCAGTAAGAGTTTGTTCTAAAAAGTTTTCAAAATTAACTAAAAACTTTTCTCTTAAATCTTTTAGTTGTTGGATTCCTGTTTCTAAAGCATCTATACCTTGATTTAAAGGATTTGATAACTTATTAATTTCTTCATTAAAAAAAACTACAGTACCATCAATACTACCTAATTGGCCTTGTATTTTTTTAATTATATCTTTAAAATCTTTTTTAAATAGTGTAAGGTTTGAAATTATTGTACCACTAGCTACTGGTCCTGAGCTTGTTGCTAGTGCACCATCAATAAGTGGGATTATGCCTTCTAAAACACTCGATAAATCGAATCCTATATTTCTAATATTTCCTATAAGTTCTAATTGTTGTCTAGACCCCTCTAATTTATTTTTTAAAGTAAAAAGTTGGCTTTCTTTTAAACTTAATTTATCTATCCCCGTATCAATTACCCTAACTGCTTGGTTGAATTTATTTTCTAGTAAAACTCTATCTTCTTGATCTCCATTTAAAATAGTACTTTCTAAATTATTTTTAAATTGTTCG